TGCAAAACCGGGATGAAACTCGATTCCTTTGCAGGAAAGAGTCATAGACCTTAACCGGTCTGTGGTGAGTGTAGTGTCCTAAGCACTATGCGGAACCCTAATGAGGATCCCCAGTCGGCATCCTGACCTGAGTGGTCCAGGGCCAACCTGAAACTTTGGAACGGGGTCGTCGCGTTATGTGGCGACTTCCGGGGCGGACCACCTTGTGTGGTTGCGTCTCCAAAGGATGATTCCTTGAGTTGAGAGACGACGGTCTCATTGACACGGATAGGAACGTTAAATATGCCAACGACCTGTGTAGGTGAAAGAGCCTATGCGGAAGTTACCAGCTTAGCTGGTGGAACCGGATGGTTTCTCTTTCGTGACTACGTGAGTCGCGGAGGGGCAACCTGAAGGAAAATTCAGGACAACCCGCAGTGCGTGAAGTAAAGCGCTCAAATGGTGAATCTTAAGCCAGCTGTACGGTTGCCTTGAGGGGCTTCCGAATGCTTGACATCGATCACAGTGATCGGTACTGTCGTCCGTGCCTCAAACCGGGGTAATAACCGGAACATGAGTGTCACATCGACTGGCTGACAAGCCGACCTGCGTCCTCGGGTTCCCAGGAGCCTCGACTTTAACCGAAGTCTCAGAGGAAAACGAAGGTTTGGGGAAGCGGGGGTTCCCGCTTATAAAATTAATATTACTATTAAAATTATTATGCAAAACATTAAAACTCTTTATAAGAGCTTAGTGTCGCACTCCCTGGATTGGTCTTCCGCTGTAAAACGCGGAAACACACTAGCCCCACTGTTCCTTAGAATGGTGGTTCTAGTGGTTGGGCAGTTGTCGGTGCAGCGAGTGAAAATCGTGTTTGGGTTCGCCCGGAGAGTAACGTCGATGTATCGTAACCAAGGACAAAAGGGACTTGCGATGTACTTGAAGACCTGCTCTGTACTGCTTCAGCAGTCCATTGGAGGGATGAAAGGCACCGCGCCATTTGCGATTGGGATGAACGTAGCTCGAACTCGTCAGGGATTCCCGCGGATCATTGATCGCAGGGACCGTCGCCTAATTCAATTAGGAGACGTAACCATTATCCGACTATGGTTGTCTTTATTCGGGTTATACCGAGTGTTAGACTTCCGTGGAAAGTTAAAACTCTCGACAATAACAAAGCCAGGGCTTGATTTATCAAGCAACGGCGTGTTAGAGTTGTGGGCTAGATGGTTACCTACCTTCTTCCTTAAGCTTGAACAAGAAACCAAGCTGCCGGTGAAGGCCCGACTAGGATTTGAGATGACACCTAATCTAATTCCATTGATAAGGAAGTCCAGTCCGAACTCTGGTGGTTTGAGTAGCGTTGCTGCTCTGCCACTGGATATCGTAAACTGGGCCCTCGCTCCTGAGCATCTCCAGAGATCATTCTCTAGATATCTGCAGGAGGTCGATGGGTTAGAATTGGTATGGGGCCTCAAGCCCTTTATCACCAAGGTGAAAGAGTTGTATGTAGGCGTAAGGGAACGATTTACGCAGTGTGTCAGGGTTAACCCCTTGACCCGGAATCCTTTTGTCAAGGATCCCCAACGGTGCCATCATGGCCCGTGGGAACCGGAGTCCACTGTTACAATCGTTACCAAACAAATACATCCACTTGAAAGCACCTGGGGACCAGTAATGGCCCTAGGGCGCCTCGGCTTCAAATTTGAACCCGGTAAGATTCGAGTGTTCGCTATGGTAGATGCGCTGACTCAGGCACTGCTTCATCCACTGCACAAGTGGATCTTTACAAGACTCGGAGCCATACGGACAGACGGAACCTTCAATCAAACTGCTCCTATCGAGCGGTTGATTAAGAGAATGGATGACCCTAGTAAGTGCTTCGTGGCATCTTACGATTTATCGGCAGCAACTGACAGATTGCCAGTCGTTCTTCAAGAGATGATATTGGAAGGAGTAGGGACCACGGCGTTTGCGCGTCATTGGAAGAACCTCCTTGTAGGTCGACCTTACAAGCTTCCTAAAGAAGCTAAATCCTGGAACTTAGGTTTCAGTGAGGTCTTGTACGAGGTGGGGCAACCGATGGGGGCATATTCGTCGTGGGCCATGCTTGCGTTGACGCATCATGCTATCGTACAATTGGCAGCTCACCGAGTGAGCCCAAGTGCGAAAAGAGGAGGATGGTTCTTGGATTACGCGGTGCTCGGAGACGACATTGTTATTGCAAACAAGGCCGTGGCCAACGAGTACCTAAGACTTATGTCTTTGATAGGAGTGGAAATCGGGCTTGCCAAAAGTCTGGTTTCTACTCAGGGAACTTTCGAGTTCGCTAAGAGAACATATTTCAAAGGACAGGAGGTATCTGCTATGTCCCTCGCTGAAGTTTCGGTTGCGTTAAGCAATCTTACTTCTTTGATGGAACTAGTTAGAAAGAACTTGAAGTTCGCAAGAATTAGAGTATCTTCTGTAGCACGCTTTGCTGGTTACGGATACCGAAACCTAGCTCGCCTACAGGTGATCTGGGCTGTCGGGAATCGTCTAGGACGTTTATCAGCTTGCCTGCATGCGCCGGGCAGCGTCTGGCCTACTCGAGTAATCGAGTGGATCAGTGCTGTTGGCCCTGGTGCAGCGATCAAG